TTACTGACACCACGCAAAACAATCAATTCCACGACAAGTATTTCTCCGAAGTGGATTTCGATCTAAGTAAGTGCCTGTTTATTTTCAGTTATAATGATGAGAGTAAGGTGAATCCGATTTTGCGTGATCGTATGTATCGTATTCAGACAAAGGGTTATGATACCAAGGAAAAACTCACCATTGCGAAGAATTTCCTTTTGCCCAAGATTCGCGAGCAAGTCGCTTTTAAGGAGGAGGAAGTCATTATTCCAGATGAGACACTGGAATTCATCATTACTACCGAGGGGTATTCCAAGAAGGAGGAGGGCGTTCGTAATTTGAAGAGATGTTTGGAAATTATCTATACGAAGTTGAATTTGTTCCGATTGATGAAACCTGATCAAAATTTATTCAAAACGGATATGGAATTGGAGGTAAAATTCCCTTTTACGGTCACTAAAAAAGCGGTGGAGGCGCTGATAAAAAATGAGGAAACGTTGAATCAGAGTTTGTTGGCAATGTATGTGTAAATAACACCCTCGATAATATGACAATATGCGAAATTCGCCATTATTTTTTATTTTGATCGCACTTTATTCTCTATTCGTATATAAATATATTTATGCACGAAAAGGATATATATAGGTCTCTCAAAGAGGGTGGGTGTTTTTGTATCCATACACATATTTAGTTTGCGGATACAAAAAAACGGATAGACCTTATGACAAAGGATATTTTATACAATGAAAAACAAAAAAAGGGTATAAAGTTGTAACTAATTCTATTCTAAAAAAATGTTTATTATAAAGGAAAAATCGTTCCATTCGGAAAATCCAATATACCAAAAAATACAAACAACCGATGAACTAATGTTCATACCTGAAGCACGTGTGGCTAAAGATTATTTTAATACCGGTTTCTATGAAACGGGGTATATTGATTGGTGTTGTGATAATTTTATAAAATCTGAACATAATGTATTGGATATTGGGGCACATATTGGTTGGTATTCTGTTAAATTTGCTAAACGCGCAAAACACGTTTATTCATTCGAATGTTCCCCCAAATCGTTTAATTATCTGTGTGCAAACATCGCACTAAATTCCTATGATTACAAAATTACAAAATATAATTGTGCTTTAAGTAATGAAAATGGTTTTACAAATTATTATATCAGAGACCCAAGAGACGGTGGAAGTAATGGTATTTCAAAGTTCGAATTCGATGTTATTCATAATACACCATATATAGAAGTTCCCACAAAAACATTAGATTCGTTTGAAATAAAAAATGTGAATTTTATAAAAATTGATGTGGAAGGACATGAAAAACAGGTTTTACAAGGAGGCATAAATACGATTACTGAAAATAATTATCCTAAAATTTTATTTGAATCGTGGGATGAAAAACAGGAACAAAATAATTATCCGGCAATAAAACTAAGAGAGGAATTATTTGATTTTTTTCATTCTCTAGAATATAAAACGGTGAGAATTGGTATCGATATGTATATAGCAGAACGACAATAACTTATTTGAAATTATGCATTCAATCATATTTTCAAATTAATTCGCGAAACGTTTTACCGTCAATGTTTTTCGATTCCTGTAAAACATATATAATGCGATCCATTTTTTCACGATTTTCTTCTAATATTTCTTTTGCGGTTTCGTAGGCTTCGGTGACAAGTATCAATATTTCGGAGTCGATTGCCGTTTTGGAAATATCGGATAAATCTTGGTATCCGGGACTGAATGGCGTTTTTTCCAAATCTCGGTAAAACACTTCCATTTCTTTTTGCGCCATTCCATAATTCGCCACCATTTTTTGCGCCAATGAATTGGTATATTGTAAATCTTGGATCGCGCCCACAGATACGTGGTCCTTACCATAAAAAATTTCTTCCGCGGCTTTACCACCCAATGCAATTACCAAACGTTTTTTTAATAGATCTCGGGTATAAAGTCCCCCCTCTACTATTTCGGGTCGTTCTTGATAAATGGTAAAACCACCAGCTCCGTTGTAGGTACTCTGGATACTGACACGTTTTACTTCGAAATAATCTTGGAAATAGTTCGCCAAAAAGGCGTGTCCAATTTCATGGATGGCCACACGTCGTAAAGTTTCGACAGATCGTGTATCCACCTTTCGTATAATTCCTACGGTTATTTTATCCAAAGCCTCCAAGATGGACGATTCACGAATTACGGTTTCATTTTGTCTCGCAGTCAAAATGGCCGCTTCATTCAATAGATTTTTGAGTTGAGCTCCAGAAAATCCCGATGTCAATTCGGCAATCATGGGTAGTGAAACGAAGGGGTCCAATTGTTTATTTTGTGCATGAACCTTGAGAATATCCTTTCTAGCATTTACGTCAGGAAGAGGAACCATGATCTGGCGATCGAAACGACCAGGTCGCAAAAGGGCCTTGTCCAAGATATCTTTCCGATTCGTCGCCGCAATGATCAAAATCCCTGCGTTATCGGCAAAACCATCCATTTCGGCCAAGATTTGGTTGAGGGTCTGTTCGCGTTCATCGTTGGATGCGATTCCATTGGAATTTCCGCGCTGTTTTCCGACGGCGTCGATTTCGTCAATGAATACAATACATGGCCGGTTTTTGCGTGCATCGGCGAATAATTGACGTACTTTTGCCGCTCCCAGACCTACAAATAATTCGACAAATTCACTGGCTGCAACGGCGATAAAATTGGCATCGGCTTCGCTCGCAATGGCTTTTGCCAAGAGTGTTTTGCCAGTTCCAGGAGGACCCTCTAACAAAATGCCTCGCGGAATTTCGGCGCCCGCATTTTTGTAGGCCGTCGCATTCTTCAGATACGAAACCACTTCGGTACATTCCAAGAAAATCTCGGGACTTCCGGCAAAACTATTCAATGTAATATTGGCTTTTGTAACTGCCATTTTTGCTTCACCGTTTTTACCCATTTTGGGATTCATCATACCAAATGGATTTAACCCAGCAGGTCTGGATCCGGTCCCTAAAGATCCACCGCCAAAAAAACGCGCAGCGACATTTGTGAGAATCGCTACAAAAATAAATCCCCAAGAAAGGATTGATAATTCTTGGACAATATTCTCAAAAATTGTGGGGGGAGGGGGTTGTAAAAAGATAGTTTTTACATCGTTTTTGAGAGATAGATCGACCAAAGTATTTGATATAAAGGGATTGATTTTGGTTGTAGTGAAAGATTCCATTGTGGCATCGGTTTCTGTATTATCGTCAAATTCGCTTACAATCGTATCCAATTTATCGGAAAAAATCATCTCAGAAACATGTTTATCTTTTATATTCGCAACCAATTCGTTCAATGGAATTTCGCGAAAAAAACGGTTGTTTGCCATAAGTCGATTGACATTTATTTCATTCGATGGTTGAAATGTGTATGACGATTTTACCAAAAATCCTAGAAAGCCTGTTAGAATCGTATAAATTTTCATTGCGTTTTGATATAGTACATAATGAAAATTTATTTATGCCTTTTGTTTCATAAAGATTATATGTATTCGATAGCGTTATAATTATTTCTAAATACCGCTTGGTGAAATTGATGTTGCCCATAATGCTCGATCTGTGTTTCACCATCTTCAACTGCGAGCATTGGAAACAGAAAGGCGCGACTCCCATCCTTTGTAATTGTCCAGTCAGCTGAAAATGGGGGGTCACTGGGTCTCACCTCACCGTAATATCTCCCTAATAATTGTTTTGCATAAGATCGCGAAATCATATACATTTGTGTCCCCCAAGTATCCTCGCCGTAATTGTAAAAGCGGTGGTTTTGTGTAATCGATAAACAGTAATTTGGATCAGGCGAATACGTGATCAGATGACCAAGAAGTAAAACATCCAGATTTAGATTCGTAAATTCGGAGGTAATTTCGTCCAGACGTTTATGAAAATCTTTATGTAGATAAATATCATCCTCGCAAAAAATACCGTATGGTTTATCAGAATCCGATAAAAACATATTTATCATATCAAGATGTCCATACATGCATGAAATACATTTTGTGTAATCATCCGGTTTAATTCTTGGGTCAGTTTCCGTATCTACACCATGATAGAATTGGACATTGAGACCTACCTGATCAAATCGGTTTTGCATATTTTTCCGGCGTTTTTCATTTTTATAGGATAAACAATATATCGCACATTTTTCCGACATAATAATGGTATCATATAGACAACCATTATTATATCATTTTCTTGGACATATACATTTTATGATGGAGGTAGTGGTGCTAAACATAGGCGAATCTCACCCAAAGACGCAACGTCATATTTCACGATAAGTGGCAAATCGTTTCCTAAATACATCTCCAAATGTGTGCAAAGGGGCGTACATTTAATAAAATGCGCCAGACTTTTCAGTGAAAATTCGCCTTGAATGACGACCTCCGCGCCAGGTTTTTGGATAAATTCCATATATCCATCCGATTCGGATCGGAAAATACGTGAATTGGCGAAATTTCCTTCACATGAAAAAATAAGATCATTCCCCACAGATTTGATCTCGATACGATCCGAAATACCATTGAGATCACGGATAATTTTCTGGAAATCCGCCGTGGGTAAATTAATGACCGTATCATATTCTACATCGGGAACTACCAACTCTTCGGTATCAGGTTCGATCAATCGCAATTTTTGTGAATAACATTGTTTGATATCTCCATTATCGTATTGTAGGCCCAAATGTGAAACAATACCATCATGATAATCTTCGTTGTCAATGTACATGGAAAGTGTATCATCGTTCGACATGGTAGAAATGACTTTGAATAAATGGAGAGTATTGGCACAAACGATGATTTTGTCAGGATTACAAACATATTTTTCGAATTTATGGGCGTGCAAAATTACATTGACCAAGATAGTATGCGTTTTATCGAAATTCACGATTTTTAGACCATTTTTTGTATAAGTTATCGTAGCGTCTGTCAAAATATCTTTTATTGCCGTGATTAAATTACGAATGGGTTGAATTTGGACCGTTTTTATGGTCAAAACATTATTGGCTTCGTTCATTTGTATAAAAACAAACGCATTTTGTTTTTATATTTTGTTTTTGGATAATAATATTATGCAAGTTATGAAAAAATCGCGAATAACTCACGCAACAAATGTGCAAAAAGAAACATTGTACAAAATGGTCCGACGATGAAAAAAAGAGCGGTCATTTCCATTGTCATATTTTCTATGAAAATTTTCGTTTGTAATGTTGATTCATCCACAAAATGATTGGTTAATGTCTTTTCTGGCATAAATGTATTTATGTCCGCGAGGGGTTCCGGAACCTGAGACAAATATGTTTTACAAAAATCGGATAAAACTCTATATCTGGAACAATCTTTTCGATCAATCGGTTGTAAATCATCTTTATATTGCGATTTTATGGTTCTAAGGTATTCACGAAATCGCCGGGCACATTCAATACGATCTGGATCATCGGATCTCTGTTTATTTTCAAATTCTCTCTTGTTTTTGCTTTCAATATTCAAAAGGGCATTGCGTTGAATTTGCATAGTCATTGGCGTCGTCTTTCGATGATCAATTTTCGACCAATTTCCGCCACATTGTTTGATCTGGATTGTATCCAAATGGCGATTTAGGATCGAAATCATTTTGCGATAATCCATTTTGCATTTATTGAGGGCTTTATGATATTGTGATTTTGTGGAAACTTTGTCAAAATAATGTGAAAAGAAATCCGTGGCCAATGATTCATACAACCAGCCAAACTTGGTATCCGCAGTTCCTTCTCTAGGAATCCATTTTGCAACTAAAGATATGGGTTCAATTGCAAGATGGTGGTGGAGGATGAAATCGTCTATATTCAATTGCTGATTTGTCATATAAATGCAGAATTTTACAAGGGGGTGTTCGAGAGCTTCTTGTGTATTCAATTGATCTTTTACATAATTACATAAATACTTGACATCTTTCCAAGATCCATATGGAACCTCCTTTTCAATTCCAATAGTATGAACAAAATACCATAATGCCATTTCCGCCATTTTTGGGTAAAACTGATACCATTCCCATATCATCATATAAGCCAAATTATATTCTCCTTGTCCGTAATGAATATCGCGAGTTTCGCCAATGAGTGAATATAATATAGATAAATTCGCAGTATCATTCGAAATATCGGTTAATAATAACTTTAACATTTTGGCCAAATATCTTGTTGATCTGGGATATTTTTTACATTGTGAAACGAAATTTTCCACTCGCTCGCCTATATTTTTTTGATTTGTATCTGTATCTGTATCGTGTATAAATTTTACATTTTCGTTTTCCATATTTGACATTCTCTAAATTTGTCAAAAAGTTATTATTTTATGAAATAATAGCTTTATTTGGTTTTGTCCCATTGATATTGCAATAATCAAATTAGAGACAGTTAATCTCTATTCGTGCATAAATGTATTTATGCACGAGTCTGTTTGGATATAGGCAATCCACATTTTTGTATCCATATCCTTCGTTGCGGATACAAAAACACGGATAGACCTTAAGGTCTATATTATTCTGAGTCATTTTTACTTTTTCCTAAAATAGACATTACGTGAATGTATATTGAATTGAACCACCGACACCAATATAAAAATAGTTAGTTAAAGTTCCACTAAAATCAGAGGGAATGGTAACAGATATTAATGATGTACAACCATAAAATGCATTACCTCCAATCGATCTAACGCTATTGGGAATTGTCACAGATGTTAATGAGGTACAACCATAAAATGTACCACCTTCAATCGATGTAACGCTATTGGGAATTATCACAGATCTTAATGAGGTACAACTGTTAAATGCACCACCTTCCATCAATGTAACGCTATTGGGAATTGTCACAGATGTTAATGAGGTACATCCGAGAAATGAACGACCATCAATCGATTTAACACTACTGGGAATTATCACAGATGTTAAGGATGAACAATAACTAAATGCTTCGCTAAGATAGGCAACATTACTACCGATCTTGACCTGCGTTAAAGCATAACAATTATTAAATGACCCCATATTGGTAACACTATCTGGTATTATAATCGATCTTAATGCCCGACAATTCCAGAACGTCTCTCTCTCAATATTGGTAACATTGTTGCTGATTGTCACCTCTGTTAAATTATGATTATTACTGAATGCATTGTTACCAATAAGGGTAACAGAATCTGGCATTTCAAATTTTTTTAATCCCTGACAGCCACTGAATGCTAATTCGCCTATAGTTTCTAAATTACACGGTTGAACGAATTGAACATCCGTTAATACCGGACAACCACTGAATCCCCCGTATTGAATATTTTTAACATTGGACGAAACAATTAATGTTGTTAAATTTTTATGAAGATAAGGAGATTTTAATCCTACGCTGTCAATTCCTTTAACGGAACAATCTAATGTTGTAGATGTAGTATCAAAACTGTCGAAAATTGCTAAACAATTGCTTTTTTTAATAATTTCATTTTGCGCGGATTCAGTTATAGTAGTTACAGTCATTTATATATAATAATATTTTTCAAATCGCAAATATTTATATTGCGATTGCAATCGAATTACATACCTAAAATATATGCAGTCGGGTTGTTTTATATTATTCTGGCTCCTTTTATTTTCCTTAATCTCTATTCCTGCATAAATGTATTTATGCATGAAAAGGATATAGGTCAAATGGTGTTTTGTATCCATTTAGATACAAAAACACGGATAGACCTTAAATCGAATAAAATTGAAAAGCCAATTTTTAAAATTATTTTATGGCATCAAAATAACAACCAACCACTAACAACATGTCGTCAAAATATAGTTACGAAGCATACCGTGAGTTCATTATGTCGATAGAAGTATTTCTAGACATTGATCTGGATTTGCACGCGGATTTGAAAAATGTGGATACATTTGGATATAAGGCATATCCAATCATCGATGTATCCGATGATAATATATTACGCGACTATGAGCGTTATAGCCTAATAAGCGATTATTTCGAAAATCGCGATTTTTCGGATTGTCCATATCCATTAGACGTCAATGAATATGACATTTATAATTCAGAAACATTTTACTAGGGCTAGGGATATATATATGGAAAAATAGAAAAATAAGTACATGGTTCTCTTTTACATTTTTTACATCACTGAAAAAATCAATGGAATTTCGGAAACAGGAATTTTCACACATAATGGATCGCGATCAAACCGTGAAATCCAAAATATATATTTTTCTGTACTATTTTCAATAGCCATTCCAATACAAAATTCTATACCCAATGTTTCAAAATGAAAAACATCAGAATATCGCAAAGGTTCAAACGTCGTTTTATCCAGTAAAACCAACATATTATAATAATGTCTTGGACTACCTTCTTCGCTAAAATGAACCAAACCTATCAATCCGTCATTTATCGGTGTAAATGTCGTCGATCCACGCAAACGATGAAATAATGGTATATTCGAGGTAGAATGTCGCATAATAATTTCGAGAGATTTGGTTTCGTGATTGATTTTACCGATCTCCATGGGCGACCAATTATAAATAAATAATTCTTCCCCTTCGTAGTTGATAATCGGAATCCAATTTTTTTCACACCAACTAGACGGATTTGGTGATTCAATAACACTACAATCTGAAAAAGTTGCGGATTCGACATGATATTTACCTACAACCATACGGTTTTTCCCAGAAGGAGAATAATTTACAGTTGTGGCTATAAAATGTGCTTCTTCACCAACCGAATATATACGTATATCTTCCAATCCTTTGGATATTGTATGTCCATAATCAATTAATCCGGTCATCGATTCATCCATTTGTTTATAATCAATTGGTAACAGATTTTCATTAGTCGCGTCTAATTCCGACAACATATTAATATTTCGAATAACTCCTGTCCCGTCGGGATATACATAACCACACCATGGAGTAAGCCAATAACTAACGTAACGTGTGTTTAACCAATGACGACCAAGGTGATACATATAAGATGCTGAAGATGGTTGAAAATATTCAATTTGTGGATATGCACATTTGATCGTTTCTATATGTTCATTATCGAATAAACGCAATGAAAATAAATCAGGATGTAGATGTATTACAGTATCATTGTGATCAGCGGAACACCACTTAAGTTTCAAATTTTGTGTAGCTTCTAACCAAGCCCAAAAATTGGCCTCCCATATTAATTTTTTATAATTTTCCAAAAAGCTACGAAAATGATTTTCATACAAAGAATGAAATTCCTTGATAGATTCTTTATCGCCAATAAAAAAACTAGCACAAAATCTCCAATGGATATTATCGAGAATATAATCAATATGATTCGTATCAAGTTTTGACCAACATCCAGGAATGAGTAAAAAACGATCATTTAAATGTCGCATGGTTAATTCTTTTAAATATATTTGACATGCTTTTGTATTTTTAAACATATGTGATATAGAAAAATCTATCCATGTAAAATGTGTTGAATTCCATGGATTTGATTCGATGGCATCATTAACAAACCATACTTTATTATTTATTGTTGTAATATATTTGGCGGTGTCTTTTTCTAAATTTCTTACATTAGGTAGTGTGGTTTCTATATTATTGATTATTTGCGTACTCCATAAATCTTCAAATGCGATTGTCTTCATTATTTTGATATTTGGATATTCAACTGTAATACTACGCATGAATTCTTCACAATTGGGTGAAACATATACACATAATTGTATGCCAGTTGATGCAATATCGCGGAATTTATTAAATCTCCAATCATGTGTTCGATTTGCAAATGGATGATTTTCTCCATCGAAATCGATATACGCCGTTACAAATGTGATATTTGACTTTTCATCCAATATACATTTACTAGTGTCCATGAAATCATACATAAATATTCATTGTTAATTTAATATCCTTTTGTTAATATATTATATATGAATAGAGATCAAAGGTTGTTTTCTATAGAAATTCAATATATTCAACCCCCTTACGTCCCTTTTCTACATATCCTACGCGAACCAATTCTACATTTCGGTCTTCCAAATTTTCGAGATAATTTTCATATTCATAAACATCCTTTGTATCCCGGTTCAATGCATATTCTTTGTCGTTCTCTATGATTTTTACAAAACGCGTCTTTTCTTGTTTGACTTCACCTACATCTTTTTCTGCGAAATCTTGTTCCAATGTGGGATAAGATAAAAAAGCATTGGTTGTTACTTTTTCACCGCCATAACACAATAAATGTTGATCGCGATTATTCTTGGCATAAAGGCGACAATCGACAGCGGTTTCTTTGACCGCTTTCAAAATCTGTGAATTTACTTGGTCCTTGATGAGGGCATTCTCGAAAAGCATTTCATCCATTGTTATAATGGCGGGTTTTTCATCCAACGTTTCTGTATATTGTAAAAGGCGGGATTTTACTGGAACTTCGTCTTTACCATCCTTACCATCCTTGGGTTTTTTACTTTTAGTAGCGGGCGACGATTTCTTGTATAATTTACTTATATCAGTTATTTTGTGTTTTTCGTCATGGCGCTGTTTTTCGGTAAGAGTGGCCATATAAATAAATACTTGGACATTGCGCATTTTTTCGAGTAAATCTTGGTGACTACAAATACGTCTGGCACGTCCAATGACTTGATCAATACGAACCATATGCCAAAACGGTTCGACAATATGAACGAATCGAGTGTTTTTCAAATTAATTCCCTCCGCACCCGATGCTGTAATCATTAAAACTTTGATCAAATCGCCGTGAATATTATTTTGAATATCGGATCCCAATTTTGCGAATTGAGATGTTATGGTATCAGGGACTTCATTCCAACGACCGTTGTAACAATTGAGAATAATTTTTTTCTCTTCGTCTGTTTCTGTGCCGGTATAAAGGGTGAATTTCGGTTTTGCCAAATCCTCGGGTTTAATGTCCAAGATCCAGGTACCACCTCCGCCAGCACCCGCCGAATCTCGTTTTATTTTGAAATGTGCAAAACCATTGGCTTCCAAAACCATCTTTAATAAGGCGATACCTTCTAATGATCGGAAAACACTATAGATGAGATGTAGTCCTTCATGGTCGCGATTTTGTATATTTTCCAAGATTTTCAAGAATTTGGGACTATAGATTTTGAGACCTTCTGGCGAAAAAATCTCTTGTTCTCGTGATTTAAGATTTATGAGGGCGTTTTGAATACGTTTTTCATAGGTTAGGCCATCGTCGATTTTTTCCTCCTTTTCTTCGTCAGTATCCGATTCAACGATCTCCTTATCCGTTTTAAGAGGAAGAGGAAGCTTTTTCAAAAGTTTGGTTCTATTGGCTTCGGCTTTTTCTAATTCTTTTGCACGCTTGGCTTCGGCTTTTTCTAATTCTTTTGCTTTCTTGGCTTCCGCTTTTTCTAATTCTTTTGCTTTCTTGGCTTCCGCTTTTTCAAAATCTTTTGCTCTCTTAGCTTCGGCCTTTTCTTCCGCCTTCTTTTCATCTCTCAAACGTTTTGTTTCTGCCTTTTCTTCTTCCGTTTTCTTGGGCCTTGCACCTCCTTCCATTGTTTCTTTTTCCGATTCCGAATCAGATTCTGGCTCTTCGACTTTACCTTTTTCTTCATCCTCATCATCGCTATCGCCTTTATCTTGTTCTTCTTCACCCTCACCTTCGACACCAAGATCTATATCTTCTTCTCCGCCATATTCACCATTCTGTTTTCTTGGACGCCCTGGAGGGTCGGGGAATACAAAATTGCAACACAATCTCGACGCAATGCGATAAGAGGATGCGGTCTTAAATATATCTTCAGCATCTCCGCCCGCACCACCTTTCGCATTGCGTTGTCTAGATTTTTTCTCCTTCTCCTTCTCCTCTTTACGGATTTTTTCATATTGTAAAAATTGGTATTCGCTCATATCAACTTTGACTAAATGGTAATTATCATTATGATCGGATGGTACGAATGAAGGCATAAGAGCCGTATCCGCACTTCGGAAATAAGATGTTAAACCTACGATACGCTTCTTAAATGTTTCCACATTTTTAATCTCTTTTATTCCCATTTCAACGAAAATGTCCAAGAATGTCTTGGAATTATCGGGGAGGGCCTTATTGGGGACCATGGTTATCTTGGACTTGGATACTTTGAGATTGTGTCTGTCCAAGATTTTTACAATGGTATCTACGAAATCCCTGTCAGACATATTTCCGGTTTCATCCAATTCGATACCGTCATAATCCTCGAATATACTTCCACCCCATTGTTTTTCATTCATACCTGATTGATTTGGGTGCGTATGTTCTTGGTAAATTTCTGACGTAGGATCCTTTTCATCTAAATCGGGAATTTTTAAATGGCGAACTTTGACAAGTCCGTTATCGATAGGTTCCGCGTTTCGATTTTTACGTGTTCGCTTTTTTGTATCGGATTTTCTTTGTCGTTTTGTTTTGCCACCCCTTTGGCCCTTTTTCTCTCTACTACGCGTCTGTGAATATTCCAGATTCACAAACCCAAAAGGGTTTCGCGTAATAGTCAATTTATCACCGCTAAATTCGATATAATCGTATGTTTTGAATCCGGCTTCTTCAAACCATCGCATAATATTTTCTTTGTTTGGGCGGTCAGAAGCCTTGATTTGACCCTTGTCTGATTGTAAAGTTACTGGAAATGTCCATGTTTTTATATATCCACGTAATATGTTAAACATAATTCCTATTTCATTGGGGTAATTAATAATGGGTGTTCCCGAAAGAAGGACAATTCGTGCATCGACGGCATTCATCAAATAATCATATAATTTATACGAAAGTGATGTTTTATCATTTATTTTATTTACAACGCGACTTACAAAATTATGGGCTTCGTCAATAATAACGACGGAATGATCGAACGGGTTTTTTGATCCCGTTTCTGATAAATTGTCCAAGATTATCTTTGTCATACCATTGTAATTGATATCGGTATATTTGGCGCGAATCATTTCGTCCAATTGTTGTTCGACGGCTTTTTGATCGACATCGGCTAATTCTTGGAAATTTGCCGGTTTTTTCACATTTACCATCCATGCACCTTTTCGACGTTTGATTGATTCGGGTGTTAGAGCCAACGCTTTTACTAAAATGGGAATATAATGGGGAGCATCTTCAGTAGAAACGAATTCCCAATGCTGGTTTTTCCTGTAAATGGGATCCCCACAAAACTTCATTTGGTCGAAAAAATTGGCCTTGAGTGATGCCAAAGTCATTACGAAAATATGCTTTTGTGATTTCATACCCTCGGCGATGGCAATCGAAGTGCATGTTTTACCCGATCCCAATCCGTGGTACAAGAGGAGACCACGATAGGGTGAATAGAGATTGAGATAATCTCGGACGACTTTTTGGTGTGTCATGAGTTTGACTGAAGCGGCTTCATTTGTATCGTCCGATTCATTTGAATCAGACACAGATCCTTCACATGAACCCGCTTTATTGGCAGCTATTTCGCGCTTGTATTTATCAAATATACCCGATAATTTCTGTAAAAACATTTTGCGATTATTCAAATAATAAGGGGATGCATTTAAAATAATATCTTTTGTGGATGGTTTAGGTAACATATTGGATACGAGACTTTCGCCAATTTTTGATTTGGTTAAATCGACGTTTTTTGTTACAGGTTCATGCAGAAGGGCGGATTTAACCTTCGTCTTGGGTTCATCCTTTTCATCCGTAGTTTCACCCTTCTTTTTGGTTTCTTTCACAGGTGGTTCTTCTTCCTCTTCGGGTTCGGGTTCGGGTTCAGGTTCAGGTTCAGGTTCAGTTTCAGGTTCAGGTTCAGCTTCAGGTTCAGGTTCAGCTTCAGGTTCAGGTTCAGGTTCAGGTTCAGGTTCAGGTTCAGAAACAGATTCTATCAATTTTTGTTGTTCTTTTGAGGGTTCTGGCATCTGACTTGGCAAAATAGTTTGTGTAACGGTAAAAACACCCTTTTGTGTTAGACGTTGTAAAATCAATTCGCGATCTATTTGTGATGTTTTGCGGCGATCTTCAATGGTTATTTTTCCACGTTTTTTTCTAGTTTCACCACTTAATCCTACCGATTCGTCCCCTTTTACAGGAGGTTCCATTTTCAACTCTTTATCTTCGGATTCGGACGATTCCAAACCTATAATATATTCTGTCCCTGAATACTGTTTTGCATTCGGCATGGGTTTTCTTTTTAATTCATCTAAACGTAATCGCAATGCCATTTTTAAATACCAATATTACTAGAACTATATATATTATTTACAATAAAAATTGTCTTTATCTTTTATTACCCAGGTACAAAAACGAGGTACCTGGATCCTTGCAACAAGTTTTGATGGGTTACCATTTATGGTAACCCATCAAAAATAAAATTTATGCACGAATAGAGATTAATCTACATCCAGGGATAAATATATTCCGGAACAGAGAATATTGTAAATTACTGGCTAAACATAATATAATTATATTATATAATTAATATTTAATGATTTCTACAAAAAAGAGAAGAAATGGTAAAAAACGAACATTAAGAATAAGAAGTAAAATATGGTTAGGAGGGACCGGAAACAAAATACCATATATCGTGCAATTGTTATCATTTAAACGTATTGATCAAATTACGCAAGAAAATCAAAATAAAAATTTAACCAAAATTTACGGTGAAAAATATACCCCCCCTGCACCTGAAAAAAAGAAATCAAACAATGACCGATTTTTACATCAATACAAGGTGTTTGTAATGTTTTTAAACCAAGACGTTGCAGATAAAAGAGTTGGTGATATAAATTATCAGGATCCAGAAAGTGGTATGACAGCATTATATTTCATTTATCAAAAAATAATTTATTATCAACCGGATGATGAAAACCCGTCAAATATCTATAATACATTATTAGAAATATTCAAAACATTACTTGAAAATGGTGCGGATCCCACTATTATAATTGATGGCTCATCCATCATTAAATTACATATGAAAGATCAAAATCCTGATATCGAATTATTATTAAATAGTTATTATCCATTGTACAAATTAGCTGAAAAGTATTTATTGGATAATAACATACAAGAATTATTATCTATTTTAAAAGTTGAATTTAATCATGGAAGAACGGTAAATCGAGATAAATTATCTGCAATTGATCCAATCGATGGTTTAAATATATTTGGTAAAATTTGTAAAAGAATGGAAGAAACAATACCGCAACCGCGAACACAAATAGAAACATTATTAACCATGCCATTATTCAATGTATTTAAATTATTATTAGAACATGGAGCAAACCCTACAGATGAGTCCAAAAAAATGTATCCATTATTAGAAACACCCCCTTTTAATCTTTTTTGTTATTTTATTAATTTTAAAAATTATATATTGTTAAATATGCAAAGGTTATTGGGTGAATCGGACAATTCAGAAAAGAATTCTTTGTGTAATAGCGTTTTGAAACATTTTCCGAATTTTAGAAAATTCCGTAGTAGTAGTCTTGAAACGATTACAGAAATTCAAATTACCAAAGAAGAAGAAAAACAAAAAATTTTAACAAATAAAATAGGAGCCTTACCTAGAAATATGAAAAAATCCTTTTTACACGGGTTTCAAAAAAATGCATTCAGTCCAAACGATGAAATACTCCCCTATTTAAACGGATATAATGAAAGTGTTTTAAAGGAATTAAATATAAAAGAGCAAACCGCTGGAAAAAGGTCACGATCGGAAATATATACGGATGTTAATGAATCCGAACGAGGAAACATTCCCCAAGAAATATATTTGCAACGATATTGCACACTATTTTTAATAATAGGTTTTTTAACACGATTGTATGAACCCATTTGCCAGATCATTATGAAAGGTGGAAAAGCCCTTCAATTAAATTTGGCAGCTTTCTCTAGTAATGATTTTGACATATTAATAATACCACCATTTTCAACAACTGTCCGTCAATGCCAAAAAACTGCCATATTCAAGGGGGTCGATTCTGCAACAATTATAGAAACAATACGCAAATTAATATTGCGACGAAGCGGCGACATCGATTTGAGTTCGCTATCTTATCGTGATATTGTCCAAGATATTGCGGATTTAATTATATATTTTACAACACCATTTCATGAAAAACCTATATTTTTCCAAAAGTCAAACGACGTGGTTAATATAATTAAAATATCGTTTAAAATCGAACGATTTGACCGAATGGAGTCAGCGATCGATTTAAGTTATGGATATGAAAAAATTCCCGAAATATTAAAAAATAAATTATATTATCCAAAATCATTCATTAAAAAGGACTTTCATTTCTTCACATCTTTTCAAATAACCACATGTTTTAATATATGTTACATGAGTTTATGGCAACTTATATTTGATAAATTGTATTATTTTTATTTCTATCAGCTTGGTTTATTAACGTATGAAAATTTAATCAGTGAATTATTCCAAGGTAGCGATAAATTTTTATTGGATACTTATAAAATTCTTAGCGAATCGATAAAATCAAAAGAACATTTGTCAAAACTCGATATATTTACTACGACATTTGAAGAATTTTCGGATCATCGCTCTAAAATACTTACACGATTGGAAACAATGTATAAAATTACATCGTCATCATCATTTAGTGAAATAGAGAAATATAAATCCTTGGGAGAAGATTTCTATTACGATTTGAAAGATTACATCGATTTTTTGAAATATAAACGATCTTTACATTATTATTTTGAAAAATTAAAACGACAGTTGAAAGAAATAGCCACTGAAATAGCCCCCAGAAATGAAAGAATATTTTTAATAAAATTATTGATATGGTATAATGATGTTTTTCACGATACAAATATAACAAAAGAATATTTCGAGGTACTATTGCGTGAAAATTTTCAATTGATAGATATGTTACACCGTTTAGGATACAATTTTGAACAAAAACAATATCAGCAACATCAGCAATATCAATTATTGAAAGATGATAATGAGTATTTAAAAAATGTGTTCGAATATATCAATTTGAGAGAAGTATATAGTAAAAACACAAATGTCGGAAATGCCGGAAAAGAATTTGTTCCTCCATATAGATATAATCCAATCTATAACATTTCCTTTTTACAAGCGCAAATCGAAATCATGAAAAAATGGATAAAGAGTAACGAAATACTTATACCTGATTTTTACATACATCAATTAAATAGAGACAAGATAATTATTGCGGAATTTGATAAAATATTCAAATATGCCGATGAAATATTGGCAACAACTGGTAACTAAAGATAAAGTATATGATATCGATCCATGTTCAAAACCCCTTCAAACACCGAATAGCCGAATCACATGCAATTTGTTCCGCCTTTTTCTTGATTTTATGGGTTCCTTCCCCCAGTAAAACCAATATTTTACCATGAATCGACATATATTGATGTATATCCACAAACGCCGAAAATTTGGTTACTGGAATTGCGGCGGATTTGTTGGCACTATGTATAGGTTGTCCTAAACACAAATATACACCCATATGATAACCCACGTCACCATCATATTCTGTGATTTCCATATAATCGGGTGTAATCTTGAATTCCTTCTGGATCCGAACTTGTAAAATATTCTTATAATTATCATCATTCGTGATCAAATTGATCCAATCCACGTGTTTTTCGAATACATGTTCGACGAAAATCTGGACCATTTGAAACCCCGGACCAGTCAAGAAAACATTCGCAAACCATCCATGCTCATCTTTCACCGAGATTTTATTGAAATCCAAAAACATGGCTCCCAAAAAAGCCTCAAAGAGACACCCCAATTTTTTCAAATTGGTCCGCGTCTGTTTTTGCTCTGCATGTTTTGATAATACCACCCATTTTTGCAAACCCATTTCGAGTGCAATTTTTCCGATCGATTCGTTTTTCACGAGTGCGATCTTTTTCTCCGTCATGAATCCCTCATTTTCTTTGGGAAATCGGCGATAGAGAATATATTTAGTGATACATTCCAAAACACCGTCGCCAATAAATTCTAGGCGTTCATTAGATTTAGTGAAAAGTCCGATACAATCATCGGGTTTAGGCGCAATTATAACATTGTTTTGCAGATTTTCGGCAACGGGACGACGAACATACGATTGATGTATAAACGCGCGTTTGTATAATTCATAGTTATGAATCGGTGATTCGATCCCGTACGTTTTCAAAATTTGTTGGATTTCTTCGATCGTAATTAACTTATTTAGGGGATTATAGGGATCAAATACGAGAGTTTCTTGACCGTCGATACCCTTTTCGAGACGGATATCATCTTCTAGTGGCGCGGAATGTTTATGCATTTCCGAATTATTCGTATTTTTATGGGATAATTCGGAAAGAGGGAGAGATTTCGACTTGTTATGTGACATTGTTTTACTGTTATTACTAATACTATTTATATATATTGATTATCAATTTTATCGCAATAAAATATTTTACTAGTATATAATATATTACAAACAAAATGGTTTTATCAAATGCACCCAAAATAGTTACTCATCGTGGAGCTTATACAAATCAAAATCAAGGTGGTGGAGATGCCAAGGCCGGTTTGATCTCCTTGAAGAACGTTGGTCAGACACGATTTATTGCCGTCGGTACTTGCGGTCCCCCTGTCGGTGGTAGATACGCTCTTGGTAGTCAAACTGTTCGTACTACCAACACACAGAACCGTAACCAAGCCAATTCTCTTATCTATCCTCTTAGAACAACTGTCAGACAATCTCGCCCAGTCGGATCCCGTCCTGAGTTTAACAATCGTTGGAATATGGTTATGGTTGGAGCTGGAAGTAGCAGAAACTCTGGATAAATGTATTTATCCACGGATGTAGATTAATCTCTATTCGTGCATAAATGTATTTATGCACGAAAAGGATATAGGTCAAAGGGTGTTTTGTATCCATTTGGATACAAAAACACGGATAGACCTTAAAAAAATGGTTTCGTAAAATGATATAATAATAGCTGTCGTCGGTTATTATTATAATATGCGTATAATCTTGGACGAACGCGAATCTTCATTATGGGAAAAAATTCAAGGAAACAATGGGGGATCTTCCGTGCCCGATATCACATTCGGGAAAATCGTTCTTCCTTTAGGCGATATTTCGATCCAAACGGACGATTCCAAAGAGATTGTTTTACTGGAACGCAAGAGTCTCCAAGATTTGTTGTCGAGTATCAAAGATGGCAGATACGAAGAACAATCTTATCGCCTCATTCATTCGTCGGGTCATCCACCGCATAATATTATTTATATTGTTGAAGGAATCATGAGCCAATTGCGACCTACCGAAAAGACTCTTGTTTATTCGGCAATGACATCATTGAATCTTTTCAAAGGGTTTAGCGTCATTCGAACGGCATCTGTCCAAGAAACCGCGGATTGGATTTTAGCCATGACAGGGAAGATTTCCCGTGACCTAAAAAAGGGTCGGACCTTTTGTTTTTCGAATCAAACTCCTGGTGAAACACCGACGCTAAATGCATGTGCAACTGCAGTACCCGCTGATTATTGCACCGTTGTGAAAAAGGTGAAAAAGGATAATCTTACTCCTGAAAATATGGGCCAGATTATTTTGTGCCAAATTCCCACTATTAGTTCGGTTACTGCTATCGGCATTATGCAAAAGTATAAATCAATATCCCAATTGATTGCGGCGCTTCGTGCGGAACCTGGATGCCTAGACGATTTTCATATCAATTCGCGCAAGATAAGCAAAAGTGTTATTCAGAAAATAAAGGATTTTTTATTGTATGAATATTTATCGGGTAATGAGAATGCGTATGTGGATGCGTGCAAAAATCAAGGTCAAATCGATGAATGATTATGCATTATTATCAACGTATATTTTGACATTGTTTTGCTCATATTTACCTGTATTTACATCGGCCTTTGTATGTTTGACACCACCCCAATTTGCGTCTAACGCATTATCACTTTTCACCGAAGGCGACGGAGAGTATGAAGAAGGTGTAACGGGTGATCCAAAAGGATAGGGTGGGGGTCCAGTAGGTGATGAACCATAGTTTGCAGTTGCCAATGAAATATTGTTTTTCATATCATATGTGGAATAAGGGTTCGAACTGCTCGTATTTAGTGAAAAATCGACGGAACCTGGACCCTTTTTACTATTATTCTCAGACAACTGAATGGTGGTATATTTAGCACCAGCCCAATTAGGATCCATCGCATTGGTGCTTAATCCATTAGGGTTTTGGGTTCGTGTTAAATGATGTATTTCGTCCAAGACAGTGTATTTACCAATATATTCACCCTGTGGATCGAAACCTAAAAACCCCGCATTGTATGGCGGACTATCGTGATTTGCATCTAAATAAGGCACTAATTGCGGGTGCGCTGGATTCAATGGACCAACGGGTTCTGCAGGAATCGTAGCAGTGAGTGCGGGTTGAGGAGCAATGTTTGGCATAGGTAAATAAGGTTGTGTTAAGGGGATTGGGATAGTGTTAGAATTGACAATCGCATTGAAAGGAACTGGACCGACTCCGACACCTATAGATTGGGCTTTGCCTAAATAATTGACTAGAGGTGCGGTAAAATATTGTGGGTTTTGAGTAGGCGAAAGACCACCTTGGAGATCAAATGGACCGGGGCGAACGCGATATACATCTTCACCTTGAGTATTTGTCTCTTGTTGTAGATAAAGAACGGGGCAGTATTTACCGTGTTTTTCTCGCTGGACTTTTATATAAAAGATGTATTCATCTAAATTGCTGAATTTGATGGGATTGATTCCAGGTACCTCGGGTTCGCTAGTATTTGTTAGTAAAAGTTCGTTCCCTTTGCGAATCAATAAATTCGGACAGGGCTCTGTGGGTGGGACCTGGATTGGTTCGGATGGAACTTCCACAATAACTGGTTTGGGTGTTACTACGACCGTCGTCCAATAAATGAAATAAAATCCAGCTAAAAATATTAATATTAAAAAAATGATCAAAATAGTATTTAACGGTTTCGTATTCGGATCCATATCCATATAACTATTCATTAGAAACAAAATATCGCGATATTGTAAAAGAAGTGGATAAATGGATATTCAAGCACCAAGCACAAGTATAATAACCGGGGGTAAAAAACGCCACACAAGAAAAAATCACTCGAAAAAACACACCATAGTTGCCGGTAAAATATTCGCAGATTGGTGTGGTCATTGTGTAGCATTGAAACCCGAATGGGAAAAATTGAAGCGCAATATGAAACATCAAATGGGGCGATCGATAAAAAATGTCCAAATTGTTTTTGAAGAAATCGGGGAAACCGAAAAAAACAAAAAACAAGGTAAAACGGTGGATGGAATGATCGCCAAATTCAATGAAAAATACATGTCTAATTCTCCACAAAAACTCGCACTCGATGGTGGATACCCTACTATTTTCATGTATTGTCCCAAGACGGGAATGTTAAAGTATTATCAGGGAGCGCGTACCTCCGATGAATTATGGAAATGGTATAAATCGGAATGTGATACTTTAACCAATTCCAAGAATCGATCTTTGGAAAAGATGATAAAAATCGGCAAAACTCGCAAAAATATGGAAACTCACACCCCCAACCCCAAACCTTTTTGGATTTGGTAAAATTGAATCGATTACGATTGATTTTTTTATACAAAAACAAATCAATCAAAACCCAAATAAACGCTACCGTCCATTTAATTACAGAATGGCTGACAAAAAGGTCGTGATCAAGAAAACGGTGAAACGTTCCGTTAGTGGAAAATCATTCCGTCTAATTGATTTTCACATTTGCGACAGTAAAAATACAGACACCGATGCCCTCATAAATTCAAGCGATGAAGATTCTGTAAATTCTGAAATCACTTTAACTCCTAAATCGACGTCATCTCATCTTCCATCATCACAAAAATTCGTCATCCAAATGTTCGGTGTCAATGAAAAGGGCGAAACGTGTTCTATCCAGGTAAATAATTACACACCGTTCTTCTATGTAACTTTAGCCGATGATTGGACAAAAACCGATGTCAAACAACTCTTGCAATATCTGCGAAAACATGTAGGACATGCATATTCCGCCGCCATATTATCCGCGGAATTAGTCGAACATAATAAATTGTATGGTTTTACTGGTGGTAGAACACACAAATTCGCCAAAATCACTTTTCAGAATGTGGTGACCATGAATAAAACGCGCAACCTATGGTATTCCTATTTGACCGAGGCAGAACGCAAAGCTTCACTACACGGTGAATACCGACGGCTGAATCCGCTCGTTTTCAATGGTAAAACTCTGGAACTCTATGAAAGTACCGTACCTCCTCTTCTCCGGTTTTTCCATATTCATAATATCAGTCCCTCTGGATGGATATTTATTAATACGACAAAATCCTTAACGGTTCCTCAAGAAGAAAAAACGACCACATGTACGTTCGAGTACATTTGTACAATGAAACAGCTCAAGCCGTTGAATGATAAGGAGACGCGCGTCCCCTACAAAATCTGTAGTTTTGATATTGAAGCTAGTAGTAGTCATGGCGATTTCCCTCTCCCCGTGAAAACCTACAAACGTCTAGCATCCAATATTACCGACGTTTTCTTCAAAATGTCCATGGCACCAAATCCACCTATGATCCCCGATCGCGCAAAAATCCTATTGAAGAGGTGTATTTTGACCGCATTTGGAATGGATACTTTTGCCGATATCGATTTAGTGTATCCGAAGATTGTGCCTTCACGTGAAAAGGTTGTCAAGTTAATTGATCTTTTACACAAAACCCCGGTAAAAAATATTGGAGCGCTCAATGAGGAA